GGACGCAACTTATCTACATGGCAAAAGACAGAATATATAGATTCACTAGAAGAAGCAAGAATTGCCGCAGAAGCATTGCATGCGGTATTAAATGCTTTGAAAGAGAGAGCTATCAAGTGAGCGAAGAGTTTGACGAAGACTTAGACGATACCTTTGATGAGGTTGATCCTGAAGATTACCCAGAGGATTTAGAAGAAGGTTCCCTGCCTGAAGAGGAAGAAGTTGAGGAGCTAGACGAGCTCTCTAAGGAATTTGTTAAAGCTTTGATTGATAAGATTCTAGACTTCATGAAGCTGCTTGTTGGACATGAGCTTCACCCGTACCAAGTTCCACTAGCACGACGTATTATCGAGTCTGTAATTATTAATGATGGTGAAGAAATCACCGCTCTTGCCGCTCGTCAGTCCGGTAAGTCTGAAACTATTGCTAATACCGTTGCTACTCTCATGGTTATCCTTCCCCGCCTAGCTTTGATGTATCCAGATCTTTTAGGTAAGTTTGGTGATGGAATCTGGGTGGGAATGTTTGCACCTGTACAAAACCAGGTAGAAACACTATACGGCCGTACAGTATCCAGATTAACTAGCGAGAGAGCTATGGAAGTATTTGGGGATCCTGAAATCGACGATATCCCTACAAAGACGCCGGGAGTTGTAAGAAACCTTAAGCTAAAGCGTTCTGGCTCAACTCTTATGATGATGACTGCTAACCCACGAGCTAAGATCGAATCTAAGTCGTTCCACTTAATTATCATTGATGAGTGTCAAGAAGCTGATGACTTTGTGGTTGCTAAGTCAATTGCACCTATGGGTGCGTACTACAACGCCACAATGGTTAAGACAGGCACACCAACTACGCACAAGAACAACTTCTACAAAGCTATCCAGCTAAACAAGCGTAGGCAGACCGGAACACGTTCAAAGCAGAACCACTTCCAGTGGGACTGGAAAGACGTATCTAAGTTCAACGATAACTATAAGAAGTTTATTAAGAAGGAGATGCTTCGCATTGGCGAGGACTCCGATGAGTTCCAACTTTCCTACAGCTGTAAGTGGTTGTTGGAACGCGGTATGTTTATTACCTCAAATATCATGGATGAGCTTGGAGATACCTCACAAGAGCTAGTAAAGAACTATTTCCGTTCACCGGTTGTGGTTGGCATCGATCCAGCACGTAAGATGGACTCAACAGTTGTAACTGTAGTCTGGGTAGACTGGGATAGACCAGATGAGTACGGTTACTATGACCATAGAGTGCTCAACTGGCTAGAGCTACAGGGAGATGACTGGGAAGAGCAGTACTTCCAGATCCAGCAGTTCTTGTCTAACTACGATGTACTAGCTATCGGTGTTGACTCCAATGGTGTAGGAGATGCTGTAGCGCAGCGCCTTAAGATTCTTATGCCTAGGGCAAATGTCATTCCAGTAACCTCTAGTCCATCAGAGCAGACAAAACGGTGGAAACACCTACAGTCTTTAATTCAACGCGGACTTGTATCTTGGCCAGCCCATGCTAAGACCCGTAGGCTTAGAATCTGGAAAAAGTTTTATCAACAGATGGTAGATGCTGAAATTCAGTACAAAGGACCTAACTTCTTAGTTGCGGCTCCTGATGAGGCACATGCCCATGATGATTTTGTTGACTCATTGGCTTTGGCTTGTTCTTTAACCCAGGAGATGGTTATGCCTACTATAGAAGTAAGCGCTTCACCTTTTTTCTGAGTTTAGCCCTACAAGTACTTAAACAACCCTCAGAATTATGCCTGAGGACCTCAATCCCAAATCCCTATAGGAGAAAAAATGGCAGAGAATATCGCACCAGTCCCTCAGTTCCCTGAGCGCCCTGGTACATCATACGAACGCAAGTTCAGCCCAGCAACTCCAGGCCTCCGTGGCCCACTTCGTTTTGAAGAAGGCGTTGCAACAGATACAGACGTTCCAAACGATTTCCAACTTGGCTTGGATCAAGGTTATGACACTCCAGCTGGACGTCCTAACCACAACATGAACGTCATGGAGAAGTACCCAGAAGAGACAATGAAGGAGCGTGCTCACGTAGGCTCTGCTTCATGGGTTGAAGCTCCAACATATCTTGGCGAGTTTGCACAAGGCAATTTTGGTGATCATTCCCAGATTGTTATCGAAGAAGTAGTCCGCAGCGGTTCACACTACACACGCATGAACCCTGCATCAGTCCAAGACTAAACTACTGTATACTAAGTCAATCCCTGCCTCAGTTACTGGGGGCAGGGCCTGACTATCAATGAATAGGATTAATTAATGAGTGGTGGTATTGACTTTTCACCTCCGTCCTACAGGGCGGCGTCATCTGACTTAACCATCTCAATTTCACCTCTTGGTCTTGTAGAACTAGCAGACGAAGAGTTTGAAGTACACGGCCCTCGTCTAAATCGTTATTCACTTAACTGGGCAATGTATCTAGGACACCACTGGTCCTATCGCCGTGAGACTGGCGAATCACAAATGGTATACAACTATTATCGTGCGTTTACCGATTACATCATTAACTTTACATTTGGTCGCGGAGTTTCATTCCGTTCACCTGTTGCTACAGAAGCAATCGTTCCAGACATTCTAAAGCGCGTTTGGGAAATTGATAACGCCAAGAACAATGTTCTTTGGGAGATGGGCCAGCAAGGCGGAGTATCTGGCGACTGCTTTGTAAAAGTAGCTTATGAAGAGCCTTATGACGACTCTACAGGTATGGTGCACCCAGGACGTGTACGTATCCTTCCGCTTAACTCATCTTTCTGTTTCCCAGAGTTCCACCCACATGATCGCTCACGTTTGATTCGCTTTAAGCTCAAGTATCGTTTCTGGGGTACTTCTGTAGAGGGCACACGCCAGGTCTACACATATACAGAGATCTTGACTGATGATCGTATTGAAGAGTACATCAACGATGAGCTAATCGACTCTCGTCCTAACCCAATCGGTGTTGTTCCAATCATCCACATTCCAAATGTGCTTGTATCTGGATCACCTTGGGGACTATCCGATTGCCACGACGTTATTACGCTAAACCGCGCATATAACGAAACAGCTACAGATATTGCAGACATCATTAACTACCACGCTGCACCGGTCACAGTTATCACCGGAGCTAAGGCTTCTGCCCTTGAGAAGGGCCCTAAGAAGGTTTGGGGCGGTCTTCCAAAGGATGCACAGGTATTTAACCTAGAAGGTGGCGGACAAGGCCTCCAGGGTGCTATGGAGTACCTACAGGTTTTGAAAACAGCTATGCACGAGATGATCGGCGTACCAGAGACCGCTCTTGGTCAAGTACAGCCAATCTCTAATACCTCTGGTGTAGCCCTCTCCATTCAGTACCAGCCTTTGATGAATCGCTACCAACAGAAGCTTGTTCAGTATGGAGAAGGTCTACGTCGCATTAATGAGCTAGTTCTTAAGACCTTAGCTTTCAAAGAACCAAACGTCTTTACCTATAATCCTCTATATAACGGCCCAATTAGTGATACACAGCTCACACAGCTTGATCTTAATGATCCAATTACTTATCAGACCGATGTTCACTTCCCACAGCCTCTCCCACTCGATAAGTTGATCGTCTTGAATGAGATTCAGACCAAGATGGCACTTAAGCTTGAAAGCCGTAAGGGTGCCCTACGCCAGCTAGGCGAGGAGTTCCCAGATGAAAAGCTTGAAGAGATTCGTGCAGAATTGATTGATGATGCAAAGGCCGATGGCGCTTTGAACCTCATCACACAGCAGATTACCTCTGCTATCGTATCTTTGACCGGAATGATGCCTGATGGAACACTTCCAAAGGGACAAGCACCAGCAGATGGCACAGGTCCTGGACCTCTAGGCCAACCTGGAGTCATCACTCCGTTCGAAGAACAAACTTTGGCCCAAATGCAAACCGACCTGGTAACAAAGGCATATGGAACTAAACTTCCACAATGGCGTACACCAGAAAAGGGTGGGGGAGCAGATGATGGGTTCAAAGGAGAAAACAACTAATTTAGCCTGACAATACCTCAAATATTTGACAGGCTATATACCAAACCATCCCGTAGGTCATCGTGGCACTAAATCGGACAACGACCTCTTAAACCTAAGGACTAACCATGTCAGAAACAACTAATGTTGTTGATTCTGCAGAAGCACAGGAAGCGTTTCTTTCAGACGTTCCAAATGCAACTGAGGGTCAGACAATTTCTCAACAGTTTGTTGAACAGAAGAGCTACACAGAAGACGATCTAAAAAGAGTGCGTGAGCAGGAAAAATCAAAGCTCTACCCTCAGATCGATTCTCTTAAGGAAGAAGTTAACATCCTTAAGAAAGAACGCGAAGAGCGTTTAGCTGAAGAAGCTGCTAGAAAAGCCGAGCTTGAAGCAGAATCAAAACGTCAAGCAGAAGCTGAATTGGATACACGCCAGCTTCTAGAGCTTAAAGAAAAAGAATGGGCAACAAAGCTAGAGGAAGAGCGCCGTGAGCGCGAGAAAGCTTTCTTGCTATTAGAGCGTGAGCGTCAACATTCAGAGCTTACTGAATATCGCACCCGCCGCATTAATGAGGAGCAGGACAATATCATGCCTGAACTCCTAGATCTTATTTCAGGTAATACTCCTGATGAGATCGAAGCTAGTATTACAGGACTTAGAGATCGTACAGCTAAGATCCTAGAATCGGCAGCAAGCACTTTGCAGAACGCCCGTCGTGAGATGGTTGGAACAAAGGTCTCGTTGCCACCAGTAATGGAAAACAATTCGGATCCTCAACAGTTCACAGCGGAACAAATTGCTGCTATGTCGGCTACAGAATACGCCAAACATCGTGCAAAGCTGTTAGGAAACGCAGCGCAACCACAAAAGGGTATCTTCGGATAAGATACTTTTTTACCCCCTCTAACATATATATGAACAAGGAGTAAGACCGACATGGCATCAGCCGTAACAGGTACCGGCAACTTAGCCGCAGCACCTACCGCGTACTCTGGCGCAAACAGCCAGCTTACACAAGCAATTCAGACAATCTGGTCAAAGGAAATCCTTTTCCAGTCAATGCCTATCCTTCGCTTCGAACAGTTCGCTGTTAAGAAGACAGAACTTGGCGTTGCACCTGGTCTCCAGATCAACTTCATGCGTTACAACAACCTCGGATCAGCTTCAGCTCTTGTTGAAGGTGTCCGTATGTCTACAAGCGCATTGACTGCACAACAGTTCTCAATCACTGTTGCTGAGCATGGATACGCAATCGCAGTATCTGAGCTCCTCCTTAACGCATCATTTGATGACGTTATGGCATCAGCTTCACGCCTTCTTGGCCGCAACATGGCTCTCTATCTTGATGGTCAGGCTCGCGATACACTTATGGCAGCATCATCTGTAATCTACGGTGAAGACCGTTCAAACGTTAACGCTGTTAACGCTTGGTACCAATACGGTACAACAGGCACATCACGTGCTTCTCTTACAGGTGCTTCATACCTCTCACCACACACTGTCAAGGATGCAGTTGAGACACTCTCAACCAAGAACATCCCACGGTTGGGCGAGACCTACGTT